ACTTCGTGGTACACCCATGGAATTGCGAGTTCATATCTTGAGGGCTGTAACTTTCTTACTGCTGCTGTTTCTACTCCTGCTGACGCTCTCGGACATAGCTTACTACTCCTTTGGGGTCCTGAAGCTCAAGGAGATTTCGTCCGCTGGGTCCAACTTGGGGGACTCTGGACTTTTGTGGCGCTCCACGGAGCCTTCAGTCTTATAGGGTTCATGCTTCGGCAGTTTGAAATTGCTCGTCTCGTCGGTATCCGTCCTTACAATGCCATTGCTTTTTCTGGTCCTATCGCTGTCTTTGTTAGTGTATTCCTCATCTACCCTCTTGGACAGTCCTCATGGTTCTTCGCTCCCTCCTTTGGAGTCGCAGCAATCTTTAGATTCCTACTCTTCCTCCAAGGATTCCACAACTGGACGCTCAACCCCTTCCACATGATGGGAGTGGCAGGCATCCTAGGTGGTGCTCTACTCTGTGCTATTCATGGAGCAACTGTTGAAAATACATTATTTGAAGATGGCGACCAAGCAAACACTTTCAAAGCATTTGAACCTACACAGGAAGAAGAAACGTATTCAATGGTTACTGCAAACCGTTTCTGGTCGCAGATATTTGGTATTGCTTTTAGTAACAAGCGTTGGTTGCATTTCTTCATGCTATTTGTTCCTGTCATGGGTCTTTGGACTTCCAGCATTGGTATCATTGGTCTTGCCCTTAATCTTCGTGCTTACGACTTTGTAAGTCAAGAGATTAGAGCAGCAGAAGATCCTGAGTTTGAAACGTTCTACACAAAAAATATCCTTCTCAATGAGGGACTTAGAGCGTGGATGGCACCAGTCGATCAACCGCATGAAAACTTTGTGTTCCCAGAGGAAGTATTACCTAGGGGCAACGCACTGTGAACATCTGGTTTGTTCTCATATATTTTATTTTCTTTGCTCTTATTGCGGGTGCTGCCTTTGCGATGATGTGGGGTAATATTCAATCCATTAATCTGGAGATGAATAAACCATCTAAACCACGTCACCCAGAGGCACCTGCACCAGGTGATGAAGTAATGTATGTGGATCTATCCAGAGATAAACTGGAAGATTTATACAACAAATAAACCACTTCCCAAACTGTCACAGCACTCCTTGCACGGGGTGCTTTTTTATTGTATAGTACTCTCATAGTCAATCAAGCACCATGACCTACGAATCTATGGATTATTCTGAATACCTGAAACAGAAAAAAGAAATAAGTGAAGCAAAACAAGCCGCAGTGCGTTGTTGGGCAGTAGTTATTGGACATCTTTTTCTTCCTCCAGTTTCCTCTCTTTATTATGCAGTGAAAACCAATCACTGGAAACCAACTTGGATTGCAACTGGTATTGCTGCTGTCACTATCCCTCTTGCTGTTGTTGATGCTGGAATCACTCTGAGTCTTGCTCCTCCAATTACTTCTGCAGCAATGATTATCTCTAACACCACAGAGAAACGTCGTAAACTGCAAGTGTTTGGACCTGAACAGGCCGATCACATTCGGTATAATTTGGAAAAATGATTGGAAATCTAGAACCTGAGGAAAATGTTATGTCTTCTTGCCTGGATGGCACCTGTTGACCAACCTCATGAGAACTTTGTGTTCCCTGAAGAGGTATTGCCAAGAGGCAACGCACTCTGATATACTAAGAGGGTTAATCACCCTCTTTTTTTATGACTGCTATACAGCCATCTTCAGTTGCAATGTTGGGGCAATTTGCAATTGCCCTTCAAAAATTAAACTGGGATCCTAATGATGACATTGTTGTAGAAATTGGCGGAATGTCTGTAACAGGCACTGCTACTCATCCAGATGCAAATCCTAAGTGGGCAAAGCCATTTGGAACTGTTACCTATCAGAAGGATGCTTTTATTGTAATTAAGAATAAATCAAGAAATCCTGTTGTCCCTTCACAACCAAATCCAGATCTCAAACAAAAGCACTCTTAATAAATAACTTTTTTCTTTACAAATATGGTATTTACTGTTTATTCAAAGGATGGATGTCCATATTGCACAAAGGTTGAAAAGGTGTTAAAGTTAGCAGAACTTCAGCATGTAGTTTATAAACTCAACGAAGACTTCACATCAAGTGAATTTTATGCTGAATTTGGAAATGGCAGCACTTTCCCACAGGTAGTTGTTAGAGAAAAAAATATTGGTGGGTGCAAAGAAACTGTCAACTATTTGAAGGAAAATAACTTAGTGTAAAATGGATACTAACTTTCACGAAGTATACTCTGATGTTGATCAAGCAATTGATTTTGCTTTTGAAAATAGATTTGTTCTAAAGTTTTATGATTATTTGAAGACCAGATTAGTCACTAAAAAACAAGTAGAAGAATTTATTTCTAGTCAAACTGCAAGTGAAATTAGTGATCTTGTAAATGAACTTGAAGAGTACCTTGAAGGGGGATCTGATAATAATCATAAGCAACTTCGTGAAGCATATGGTCACATTCCAAAACCTCAAGCAAGGAAAATAAAAAATTATTTGTATGGCATCTTAGAAGATGCATGGAGGTATAGTCATGACAAGAGACCAGGCAGGAGGAAAAAAGTCTCTAAATAAAGGAGACAAGGAAAAAACCTATTCAATGAATAGGGGATTGGAATTGTTGATGAGAAATAAAAAAAGGAGGGAGAAAGAACCTAAAACTTTTCAAATAAAGTTTGGGAAAATGGTCTCTCTCTTTGGTCGAGAGATTCACTTTTTTCTAGACTTACAGTTGGATTTTAAAAAAGTAATCTCTCGGAGAAAATAAAATGCAAGCAGCAATTATAGCCCTCGGTTCATCAGTAACTATTCTTTTTCTCCTAGTGGGTTTGATGATAGGTTGGATGGTAAAGCAATATATAGATGAGACAACACTTCCTAAACTTCATCCAGAAATGTTTGATGAAGAGGGAAATATTATTCCAGACACAATTTACGCAGTGAGGTTTGAAAACGATGACTTCGAGCACGAAGACGAAGAAGACTACTAAAGTAACTACAGAAACAAAAGCAGTTACTGCTTCAACAAAATTGCCACCAAATCCGTTTATGTTTGAGATTTTGGAATTGGCAAGTAAGCAAAGAACCAATCAGAAGAAAGTAGAAGTCTTTAAAGAGCATTCTACTGATGCTCTTAAAGCAATTCTCATTTGGAACTTTGATGAGAGTGTAATCTCTATGATTCCTAGTGGGGATGTTCCTTATGAAAAGAATGAAGTTCCTGTAGGAACAGACCACACTTCTTTGAGAAAAGAGTGGAAAAATCTTTACCACTTTGTGAAGGGTGGAAATGATAGTCTCTCTCAAGTTCGTAGAGAAACTATGTTTATTCAGATTCTTGAGGGTCTCCATCCCAAGGAAGCTGATATTCTTTGCCTTGTAAAGGACAAGAATCTTCAATCTCAATTTAAAATCAGTAAAGAAGTTGTTGAACAAGCTTTCCCTGATATTCAATGGGGAGGACGTTCATGATCAATGGAGTAAATCCATCAAATTACTCCTGTGAAATTTTATTAGAGAAGACTTCTATCGATCAAGCAAAGGATAGTTCTTTCCCAAATGATGCTTATTTAATCTGGTACAAAATTGAAGGTGAAACTTTTATTGATCTTTGTAGAGGAAGAAAAAGAGTAGACATCTTTGATTTTTACTATGATAAGTATGGTCCTGGAGTAGTTCAGAAGATTGACTTTGGATATGGAAGAACTAATCCTAAACTTTGGGGATATAAAGCAAAAGAAAGTAAAAAGAAGAAATGAAAAAGGGATTTAGTGATAGTGACTTTGATGTAAATTTTGAACTTCCTAGAGAGCAAGTCGATAGATTGCTGAAGGAGTATAAAAAAATAAAAAAATATCAGAGATCAAACCTCTTCACTGTAAAATCAATTGATGGTACAGAAAATGTAGTGTCAAAAATGGTAGAAGAGGCAAAAGAGGCAGGATTTTAGTTCACTATGTTACATAAATAGTAACATTTTATACAACTTTTTGACTAAATAATAATGGTGGTCTATAATAGACCTGTCGTTCATTCTCTATTTGCAAATAGAGAACGCAAGTAAGTCGCGGAACGGAGCGTTCATCCTATGTTATCATTAGCACTCATCTTTTTTAGTCATGTCCCAGTGGAGAATTATCTTCGCTGTGAAGACTATGAATGGTTGAAGCAAGGATTGGAAGAGACAACTCTTTTCACTCCTGCTGAAAAGTCTCACCTCATCCTTCACTGGATGGAACATACTGATCCAACATGCTTTGATAACAAGGACGCACACGACTGAAGGAACGGGTTTTAACTAACCTTACTATTTCAGGAGTAAAAAATGGCAAAAGTAGTATATCGTGGTCAAGCATACGACACTGTAGATCGTCGTGAGCAAAGACAAGAACAACAGCAACCTCAACAGCACAACGAAGTTTATCGTGGCGTAAAGTTCGTTAAGGAGGACAAGTGATGAAGAGAATTAACGTACTTCAACTCATTAAAGAGCAGAAGCAAAAAGAGGATCGTCGTCACAATGCTCAACTCTGCATGGCAGGTAACTGTCAGGTAGGTAAAAAATGATTGCCACAATTGGTGGAATGGTTTGAAAAAGCATTTAAAGCAGAGGGAGATTGACTCTCCCTCTTTTTTTGTGTAAAATACTATTGTGACTTGGAATAAGATGAACAAAGAAAAGGTCAAAGCAATTATCAATAATCTTGAATCTCTTCTTGAAACCTTAAAAGAAGAGATGTTATTTGAACAAAATCCTTTGCAGGAATATGAATATGAAGAAATTATTCCTTGTATCAATGACTATGATGAAGTATTTTATGATGAAGATGACTAATGGTGTATGAAGAATTGACTGCTTTTGAGAGAGCACTGGCAAGATTTGGAGATAAAGTTCAATATATTGTTGGACTTGAGATCAGTGATAAAATGACTCCAGAAACTGCCTATCAAGAAATCAAATCTATGATGAAAGATTTGAAGAGACTTAGAAAGAAAGAAAAAGAATCCTGGAATGAAGCTGAAGAGGACCTACTATGATGCAAACTGTAAAACTACTTAGTGTAACACCTGATGCAGAGAAGCATATTGCTTACTGTGCAAGGGTTAGCAACCCCCAGAACCAAGAGAATGACTCCTTTGCTGGTCTTCTTAAGTATTGCATTAAACACCAGCACTGGAGCATCTTTGAGCAGGCATTCATGACTTTGGAGATTGAAACTACCAGAGGAATTGCAGCTCAAATTCTGCGACACAGGAGCTTTACATTTCAGGAATTTTCACAAAGGTATGCAGATACTAGTTTGATCTCTGACTATATCCCTGTGCCTGATCTGCGTCGTCAGGATACTAAAAATCGTCAGAACTCAATTGATGATTTCTCTGAATATGAAAAGATGGGACTTCAGGGAAAGATTCAAGAGCATTTTGAACATTCCATGAAACTTTATAAGGAACTTCTTAATCATGGAGTAGCAAAGGAGTGTGCTCGTTTTGTATTGCCTTTGGCAACTCCCACCAGAATTTATATGTCTGGCTCACTTCGCTCATGGATGCATTATATTGATCTTAGAAGTGCTAATGGCACTCAATTGGAGCATATGCAAATTGCTAATGAATGCAAACAAGTATTCAAAGAGCAGTTTCCTGTAATTGCAGAAGCAATGGACTGGTAATAAATATAAAATATCATAAGGAGTTTGAAACTTTGGCAACATATCCTGTTATTAATACAAAAACTGGTGAACAAAAAGAAGTTGTAATGAGTGTCCATGATTGGGATCAGTGGAAATCAGACAACCCAGATTGGACACGAGATTACTCAGACCCATCAACTGTTCCTAATGTAGGAGAAGTTGGTGAGGTTTATGATAAGCTAAAGAAGACCCATCCTGGATGGAATGATGTCTTGCGCAAGGCATCCAAAGCACCTGGATCAAAAGTACGTCCTGTTTAATTAATCAATTTATGGCTAGAAAGAAGTCTGCTGGTATCAGTACAAATCCTGTCCCATTCGGAATGAGCAATAGGGTTATGAAGAGAAAAAAACCAATTAATCTTGATTATATTAAAAAGATTGAACCTCTCACTGAAAATCAAGAAATATATTTTGAGAGATACAAATTAGATCAGAATCTTGTTGCATATGGTTGTGCTGGTACTGGTAAAACATTCATCACTCTCTACAATGCTCTCTTAGATGTTCTTGATCCAAAGAAACCCTATGAGAAGATTTATATTGTTAGGTCTCTTGTAGCAACTCGTGAAATTGGTTTCCTTCCTGGTGATCATGAAGATAAGTCATCTCTTTATCAGATCCCATATAAGAATATGGTGAAATATATGTTTGAGATGCCTGATGATTCTGCTTTTGAAATGCTTTATACAAATCTCAAGGCACAGGGAACTATTAGTTTCTGGAGTACATCATTCATTCGTGGAACTACTTTTGACAATGCAATCATTATTGTGGATGAGTTCCAAAACCTTAACTTCCATGAACTTGATTCTATGATTACTAGGGTTGGTGAAAATAGTAAGATCATGTTCTGTGGTGATGCAACTCAGTCAGACCTTGTGAAGACTGCTGAGAAGAATGGAATTGTAGACTTTATGCGCATCTTGCAAAATATGCCATCCTTTGATACAATTGAATTTAATGCAGAGGATATCTGCAGAAGTGGACTTGTTAAAGAGTACATTGTGGCAAAGAATCAACTGGGGCTCTAATGTTTCAACATGTAGAAATTGATTTTCCAAAACTTGATAGAGATACTATTGATGGTGTGCGATACTATGAAGTTCCATCTGATGATGGAATTTCTAAGCTAGTATCAATCACTTCTGTTATTAGTCATGTAAATCGCAATATCTTTATTGAGTGGAGGAAGAAAGTAGGGACTGAGGAAGCAGATAGGATCACTAAAGCAGCAACTAGTCGTGGCACTGATATGCATACTTTAGTTGAGCACCATCTCAAGAATGATCAGGTCCTACCTAAAGTTCAACCACTCTCTGATATTTTGTTCAAGCTTGCTAAACCCAAACTTGATCTAATAAATAATATTCATGCCCTTGAAACATCCCTCTACAGTCAAAAATTAGGAGTAGCAGGAACTGTAGATTGTATTGCAGAATATGATGGTGAGTTAGCTATTATAGACTTCAAAACATCAAAGAAACCAAAACCTAAAGATTGGATTGAACACTATTTTGTTCAATGTGCTGCCTATGCCTGTATGTTGTATGAGATGACAGGCATCATAGTTAAAAAGTTTGTGATCATTATGTCCTGTGAAAGTGGAGAATGCGTTGTTTATGAAGAGTATGACAAATCAAAGTACATTAAGTTACTCACCAAATATATTAGAGAGTTTGTTGAATTTAAACTGCAGGAGTATGACAGAGGAAAATGACATCAATAAACTTCTAGAAAGTAAATTTTATTGTTCTAGAAAATTTTCAGAAGAAATTGAAAATATTGTTCATGCCAACAAGGACATGAAATACATTGATGCGATTATTTTCTTCTGTGAGAAAAATAATGTGGATGTGGAAACAGTTCCTAAATTGATTTCCAAACCACTCAAAGAAAAGATTAAATGCGAAGCAATTGAACTTAATTTTCTGAAGAGAACATCACACGCTAAACTTCCTTTATGATTCCAAAAGTGACTCCATTTGATACTTACAAGTCCTATCTTGGATTGAAAAATCACTTTACTAGAAAGTCATATGATTATCACAAATACTGTGGTAAGTCCAGAGCTTCTTTGCAATCTTTCTACAAACGCAAGGATCGTTTTTTCTTTGAAAAACTTTCCAGACAGAAAGATGATTCTGAAGTGATTGACTTCTTTGTTTCCAACTTTGTGAGTTGCGATGATCCCCAAACACTTTGGATTGGGGAGATCATGCAAAATGGCGAGGGAAATTATACTCAGTGGAAAAAGAGAGTTCAATCACTTACTTATATCTTCAGAGAAGAAGTTTCTGCAGCATTCAATAAGAAAAACTTTGATAGGATGTTTGAGATTGAAGGGTCTAAGCATCCTCTTTTAGTAAAAGAGCATCTTCAAAAGAATATATCTTTGGAGACAATGATTATTCTCAATATGATTCTTGGATATAAGAATAATTTTGATAAAAAACTTAAGGATCCTGTATGGGAATTCTTATCAATGAGAATGGACAAGTATAATTCCTTTATACATATCGATGTGTTCAAATACAAAAAGATCCTAAAGGAAATTGTTTGTGGAGGAGAATGAGTAGTTTCTTTGATTCAGAATTTGTTCGTGAGGAGATGGAAGAAATATCCAGAATGCAAGAAGAAATTTATGCTCGTGTATTTCAATTCCCAACTATGGATAAGCAGGGAAAACTTGATCATGTAGATAAACTTGGAGAACTTCTG